CGCGCGCCCCTGGTGTGAGTACACCGTGGAGCACGCGCACCAGCTCTTTTTGGCCTAATCGTAGGCTAACAGGAGCGTCTGTTAAGTTCTTCTTAGGAGATTTGCGAAAATGTCAACCCGTTCGAGTCCCGGCAGTTTCTTGTTGGAGGACGTTACCACCAAATTTCAACAAAATGGTGAGACCGTTCCCCCCTCAAGTCATGTTGCTACACATTTGTGGAGTAACAGTGTTACATTCGGGGAGAATTTCCCTGGATGGCGCCAACGTTTACGTGATGGCTTACCAACCACCACGTCGATGGTCGGGACCAAGGTAACAATCGGGTACTCACCCGGTTACTTGGATGTAGAGCACGAGAAGTTTTTCCCGGACTCCTTTCCAGGGTTAATTTACCGAGAGCGGATCGACGGTCTGCACGCTTATTATAGCGCCATACCTTCGCAGAATCCTGCTGAGTTGGACTTTTCTAGAGCCGACGCCGAAGCACTCGGGAAGTTTAACCGGCGCATCATAGAGACACTCACCGCTTTTCGCGGAGGTGTCTTCCTAGGTGAGCTTGGTCAAACTTTGCGTACAATCAGGAATCCTGCTCAGGGTCTCAGGGCTCTCGCCGGGAACTTTCGCACCGTGGCTCAACAGCTACGGCGTGATCGATCCTTGGCGCGACTCCCGTCCAGGTTGAGAAATATCAAGCTTGGAGAGAACCTTGCAGATGCATGGCTCGAGGCACAATTCGGTTGGAGACCTCTGATTTCTGACATCGATGACGGGTGCAAAGCACTCGCCCTCCTTCGTCTCAATCAGATGCCTGCGACTCGCCGTTGTACGGCGAGATCTCAGACTGACGGTCCTTCTACCGAGGAGGAGTTTACAGGGGGTGCGAACACCCGCTGGAAACTCCGCGTTGTTACGAGAGGTCACTGTCAAGTGATCTATCGTGGAGCTGTGCGAGTAGATGCTCAGAACCCATCGGAAATGAAGACAGAGCTTCTGGGTTTTAACCCAGCGCAATGGATTCCTACCGCGTGGGAACTGATTCCTTACTCGTTCCTGATCGATTATTTCACCAACATTGGTGATATAATCAACGGTTGGAGCGCTTTGTTCACTCATCTGGCATGGTCCCAAAGGACCGTGCGGAGAGGGTTCACGCGTATTCAGACGGCTAGCAGCGACGAATCGCTGCAGATACCGTTTTATACGCCTATTAAGCGCTTCCGCTGTGTGCCCGGCAAATATGTCTGCGAGAAGACTTGCGTCGAGAGGACGAAGCTCGAAGGGACGTCCGTCCCTAGCTTCCATCTTCGCGTTCCAGGTGACTGGAGTCTAAAGTGGCTAAATATAGCCGCTCTGATCGCGAGTCGACGAGCAGATCGTAAATGGTCCTATGGCGATTAAGTTCCGAAGGAGACTACCAATGTTAAAGGTCAAAGACCTTCTCACTGGTTTCGTTTCGAGCGTCTATGCTAACTTCCTGATTGACGATGAGCGTTATGAACTCATCGCCGCGCTCAGGCAGCTCGTCCAGGATGACTATGTCACCTTGGATGGGACGCTTGCGCAGTTTCAGGGAGCTCGCACAACCTCCTTCCTCAGAGATGAGCTTAGTAAGATGAGGATGGCCCTACTGAGTTCTTGGAACGCAGACGGGTCCTACCAGGGGTTCACACCCTATCTATCTCACCTGGCACCAGAGATGGTGTCAGGGATGGTAGAAGAGGTGCGACTTCCTATGCGTAGGGCCTCTGTCCGTGTCCAGGATATCCAGTATGGTATCCTTTCTCTCGCTTTGTCTCGTCTGGAGGCGGAGGAGTTTGCTCGACCGAGTGAGTCCTCGGACTAGGAGGTTTTCCACATGACGTGGGCACCTGCTTCTCCGGTTACCGGTGCACCTGGCACCGGCCTGACATCCCCCACCTACACACTGGTCGCCGATGTGGCGCCCGATGTGAACGGTGTGGCTCGAGCCGTAACAGCGCTCGGGGGCACCCAATCGGGTGTCGAGGTCAGTTCTCCCTCAAACCCGTTCACCTTGCTAGCAACTAGGCCGAAGGTTCTTCGAACCCTCCCCTCTTTGCTGGCGAACGGGCAGCTTCCAAGTGTCCCGAAGAATACGTGGGTCGTCTCCGCCCGTAAGGGTGTTGACGTCCTATCGGGCCAGCCAAAGCAGATCATGCTTTGCAAGCTGGAAATCTCTGTGCCGGCTGGTGCCGACACTGCAGATCCCGAGAGTATCCGGGCCGCGCTCTCTCTGTTCATCGGCTCCCTTTGGGAGCAGAGCGATCAGCTGGGCGATGCGATTGTTACAGGTGTGATCTAGCCTTCGGGCTAGGTCACCTTGTAATGAAACGCAAACAGACACGGTTACTAGTAATAGTGACTGTGGTCGCCTTGGCAGTCATCCTCACTGTTGGGGATGGCTCAGTCGATCGAGATTCTCTCGTTCGATTGTTGAGTAGAATCTTTCTACTCTTGTAGAGTGAGCGTTTGGTTGCTGTTTGAAAGGAGTTTGACCATGGCAATGTCAGATCTGCTCTTTTCTGACCTGATGAGTGACCTCAGTGGCTACCTTCCTGAGGGCTGGAAAGCCCCTACGGATTGGTCGCCGGATCTGAGCCATCACGAGGTAGCAGCTATCTCTCTGGCTAAGTCATTCTTCAAGAAGTATTGTGCTTCTCGTCGAACGACGCCGGAGGGTGACACTGTGGCTTCGGAAAAGTTCTACCGCTCTAATGAGAGATGTAGGACCTGGGCTCTTAATCCATGTACTAGCTTGGATGAAGAACTTTGCGGTGAGTTTCGAAACTTGCTGTATCGGTTCTTCTATCCCCAAGGGCATAACTTGGTTTTTCACCTTAACGATCTCTTTGATCGTGGTAGGTGTGGACCGGGGGTTGCTGTAGGGGCAAGAGGCGAGGACTTCTATACGAAGTTCTTTGACTCCCCCCTAACGTGTACATCTGAGTCTCTCTTAACCGCGTATAGTACAGCGGTATCAAGCGATCAGAGGTCTACATGGCAGACCGCGGAGTCCAACCGCGCAATGCTATGGGGTGACCCGACGCTAGTTCCAGGTAGTAGGTTTAGCTTCGTGCCGAAAGACGACACAACATCCCGGTTGATTGCCATTGAGCCCTCGCTGAATATGTTTTATCAGCTTGGGCTCGGCCGACTGCTGGAGGAAAGACTCGTGTCCTTCTTTGGACTCGATATTACTTCCCAGCCGCAGATCAACCAGGAGGCCGCTCGCTTCGGAAGCGTGACTAATGACCTAGCTACGCTAGATCTAAGCAATGCTTCTGACTCAATAGGCTTGCCTATGTTGGAGTGGGCTTTGCCGTGTTCAGTATTGAACACGTTGAAGCTACTTCGCTCTCCTATGGGCGAACTCTCCAACGAGCAACTGGAGTTACACATGGTTAGTACAATGGGGAACGGTTTTACGTTCCCCCTCGAAACCCTTGTGTTCTCCTGCGTCGTTGTCGCATGTATCAAGTCTCACCACCGAAGGGCGGTAAGACCATACATTACTTCACCAGCCGCCCTCTCGCCTGATGAGCTTGAGGGTTACTGGGGGGTCTTTGGAGATGACATCATCTGTCATCGTCTGGTTGCACACCGTGTGACCAGACTCCTGGACCTCCTTGGCTTTGAAGTAAATCGCGACAAGTCCTTTGTTGAAGGCGTCTTCCGCGAATCATGCGGTCGTGACTTTTTTAAGGGTCACGACGTCCGAGGGGTTTATATAAAACACCTCGATACGCCTGAGGCGCGTTACGTTGCTATCAACACTCTGAACGTCTGGTCTGCCAAGACGGGGATTCCCCTCGTCCGAACAGTCAGACGGCTAGTGGATTCGGTTCGGTGGTTACCCATACCACCTGCTGAAAACCACGATGCTGGAATACGGGTACCGTCGTCGATGGCCATGCCTCAGAGGAGAGATAATAACCGCTCTGCGATTTATCGCAAGCGGCTTGTCAATCCGAAGAGGCTAACCATTAAGGACGGCGAGATCCGTGTACCTAAACGGATGAAGCGACGCTTCTATAACCCGGAAGGGTTATTGTTAGCGTTTCTCCATGGCAACGTTCGTGACTGCCTTATCTCACTTAGGCAAAGTGATTTAAGGTATCACACGAAGCAGGGAGTAACCCCGTTTTGGGATTACATCCCTCCTACGAGCGACATTGCGTCGCTCTGTGGTGGGCCGCGCTGGGAGAGCGCGGTGGAGATTAACTTAGGTTAATCTTTTGGGGAAGGGGCAGGTCCAAAGGCTCAGCGAG